CAACTCTCAGATCTTTGTTCTCTCCGACGGCGTTCTCGTCCGTCGGGATTACCTGAATTTGAAGTTTGTGTCTGGCTCGTCCGTTAAGTTGGGCGAGTCTGCGGCGACGCCGACGCAAATTGGCGTCGCCTTGCAGAAAATGATTGGTCGCGCTCCCTGGACCCGCGCGGTAGTTCCCGACGCGTTCGGTCGCTGCCGCACTTGGCAATATCTCTATCGGGGTTTTACTCCGAATTGGTATTTGCCTTTGCACCTCGGCGGTTTCGGTCTTCGACCGTCCTCCGATTCGATCCGGATTACTCGTGAACAGCGCATGGTCGCGGCGGTGTTTCTTGCGTTTCCGCAGTTGACACTGACGCTTACTGGTCAGAGCGCAATTAGATCTTTGCGAAAATTGAGAGAGGTGATGATGCTGAAGAGTGATGTGATGTTAGTGCGTGAGTTTAACGTGCCGCTCGTAGTCCGAAGCGGCTTCGTTCCCGTTCTCGACCTCGGTGGTCAGACGGATTGGGAGGCGAGACTGTTGCTTTTCGCTCGTGCCATGGATCCGGCAGCTTTCATTGCGAGTGATATTATCCCTCGCTCGAGACTGTTGAGCCGTGAGCAAATCCACACGTATTTTCGACGCGTGAAACGCATGTCGATCGATGACATCAATGAGTGGCGTGACGCCGTGGTCTGCGTTAGAGCCGCTGTAGCTCCTCCACCACTACTGCCGGTGAAATTGAGGCCTGTTTTGGCCGACTTCCAGCTGCTTGCGAATCCGGAGCAGCGTCTGCACTATTTGGTGCAAACGCTCCCGTGGTCGTTTGGCGGCGAGTAGTCGGTTAGACAGTGAGTGACCAGGTCGCAAGTCGTTAAACTGCTTGACATGGAGTTCCGATGCGCTAGTTGGCGCGCGTGAGACGACGAGTTGAAGTGACGGTATGTCACCTGCTCGTTCGCCTTCGCGCTAGCTAGTTTCCCAAAACGTTGCCCATCGTCGCGTGCGCGCTTACGGGGGATGAGACAGTCGATTGAAGACATGCCTCTGCCTGCCGCCCGCACTCAACGATGAGGCGTAAAGATTTACGTGCTAACCAAAATGCCGAGAGACTGCACGGCGTGCCGCTTCTGCGGAGCATCGGGATGAACAGTCCGTCGTTCGATGTCGATGGATTCCATACAAACATCGTGTTTAAATACACATAGATTACAACCTCAATTATGAACAAGAAAACAAAAGGACAGAAGCGACAACGTTCGCAGTCTGTCAGTGTGCCTGCGGCTCAAGGCCGCCGGAACCGAATTTCGAAGCCGCGCTTTCACTACAACGCTGAGGGCAACCTGTGCATCGCTCATCGCGAGTACGTCGCCGACATCCTTTCAGATGTCGCCAACGAGTTCGCGTACGACGTGTACGTGTTGAACCCGGCGGACCCGACCACGTTCCCGTGGCTCAGTGTCATTGCGGCGCGCTTCGAGTGGTTTCGCTTCAAACGTCTCAACGTTTCGAGCGAGTCAGCGTCGCCTACGAATATGGCCGGAAAGATCC